CAGCGGCTGGACGAAAAATTCAGTTACCGTGACAGCAAATGCTGAAACTGACCCGCTAGGCGGCACAACTGCTGAGTATATTTTTGCGACTAGCCCATCCGGGGCTTTCCCCTCTATCCAAGGCTCTTTTGACACAAAGAAAGGCGCTGTTCACACTGTTTCTTTTTACGCCAAGGCTGGTGAGATTGATGTCGTTAGTGTTGGCATTAGAACATCTAGCGGGGGTTTTGTTTCTGACCCTTTTAGTAACCAAGCCTTAACCTCAGAGTGGCAAAGATTCTCTGGCACATTTACAGCCACCGAGGACACCCATCTTGTCAGGTTCTTCTTTGGCTCTGGCGCTAAGACTTGGAGCGGCGACCAAGGCTTTTACATCTGGGGTACGCAAGTCGAAGTCGGCAGCACGGCCAGCACCTATCACCGCACTGAGGGCCAGCCGTATTATGGCGAGGGAGCCACGCCGAAGGGGCTGCTCATTGAGGAAGCGCGGACTAATCTTGTCCCGCATAGCGAAGAGTTTAATGACAGCTATTTTACAACTGCTCGTGCTTCTGTTACTGCCAATGCAGCTTTAGCGCCGGACGGAACTACCACAGCAGATGAACTCGTTGAGAATACTGACAATAATAGTCATCTCATAAGGTTCGATGACGCTGTGGTCAGCGGCACGACATACACAATGTCTGTGTTTGCAAAAGCAGCCTCTGGCGACCGCCGTTTGAAAATGGTGTTTAATACTCACAATAGCGGTTTTGCTTTTTCTCAAGCTGTGTTCCGGCTAGACAATGGCACAGTCAGCAACACCAGTTGCGATAACGCTACAATAGAAGATTTCGGCAATGGATGGTTTCGTTGCACCGCAACAGAAACAGCTACCGCAACAACATCAGCGGCACGATTTATTCTTCACATAAACGATACCTCTGGAAGCACCTACACAGGTGACGGTTCTTCTGGCCTTTACTTCTGGGGCTTGCAGGTAGAAGCTGGCGCTTTCCCCACCAGCTACATCAAAACTACCGGAGCCAGCGCCACCCGCAACGCAGATGTAGCGACGATGGGGCCTGTTGTTGCGCCTCTGAAGACGACTGGCCCAGAGATTATTGTCAATGGCACATTTGACACTGACAGCAACTGGATTGACGACGACCAAGGCACAGGTAACAGCAGCATATCTAACGGCAAGTTGGTTTTGTCTGGTGATGATTTTGCCAATAGGTCGATGCGTTATCAGCAAGTAACTCTGGTTGATGGTGAACGCTATCGTCTGAGTTTTGATAAGTTTGATGACCAAATGGTTGTGCGTGTTGGCACAAGTTTGCAAGGCGACGAGCTTGTCAGCGCCACATTTAGCTCAACAGCAAGCGGTGGAGAGAGTTTTAACTATGACTTTACCGCCAATGGCACGACTGCATATGTGAGATTTATCCATCAAAATACTGGCAGCAGTCCATCTGGCACATCTCGGATTGACAATGTTTCGCTGAAGAAAATCCAAGCAGGCACAGAGCTTGTGGTTAACGGCACTTTTGACACTAACAGTGATTGGAATTTACCGAGTGGTGGTCAAGCGACTATTGCAGGTGGTGTTTTAGATTACTCTTCTGCCCCACAATTTAAATCGACAATACAGCAGCTAGAATCAAGGTTGGTAATTGGCAGACGATACAGAGCAAGCATTGATATTGTTTCAATCACGTCTGGCGCAATTGATTTGCGATACTTTGAGGATGGGGTTCAAATCGCAAACACTGGCAATAAAACCACAGCAGGCACTTACACTATTGATTTTACATGCAGTGATTTAACTAGCTGTAGATTTAATATTCAAAGTCGCACCACTGATTTGACTACAGCCCAGCTTGACAATGCCAGCGTCCGCGAACTGTATCCGTGGGAGCAATACAACTTTGCCGAGGGTACTATTTTTATGGAGGGCAGTGTTCCCTTCACTCCGCAGGCAAACAATTTCACAGCCCTAGTTCGGCTTGAAGGCGCAAACCCTAATACTGACAGGATAGACTTGAGGATTAATTCACTGCCGCAACTGTCGACCTTGGTAAAGGTCGCCAGCAGCAATACACATAGTGTGGGCCTAAATAATGTTGATGCAAACGAGGTGTTCCGTTTTGGCGTTGCTTTCAAAGAAGATAGCTTTGCTGTCGCCTCCAGCCAAAAGCTAGCTACATCAATTGATAACTCTGGAGCAATTGTAACGGTTGAGAAGATGTCGCTTGCGCCTATAGACACATACATCAATGCCGGTCATTTCAAACGCATCTTGTACTTTGCCAGACGCATCCCCGATAAACATTTGCAGTCTATGGTAGACCCCTTCCAGCTTTAATGAGCACCTAAAATGACTGATGACATAGAAGACATCCCACCGCCTCAGACCGATTGGTACATCAAGGTATCTGACAGAGCCGCTTTGATTACTGCGTTGAAAGGCCCAAGCGAAAGCCGCGACACCTATGACGATGACGGCAATGTCACCGGCACAGAGACTGTCTACCCTCATAGCATTATCGGCCAAGACGAGGATGACAACGACCTCATCATGGAAACAGCGTGGGTGCGAGTTGATGATATCGGCACTATCTATGCGCCAACTGGGAAGACACTCACTGATGAGGATAACATCAGCTACCCCGAAATGGCGGCTGTAGCTGGCTATCACGCCAATCTGCGTAAGCTGTCAGACAAGGCTGACACGCTCATCCAGCATCTGGAAGATGGTGGGGACACGATTACGCCACCGGCAACACCAGCAAGGGGGTTTGCGTGATGTCCAAACCTACAGTCACATCTGTCAAAGCTGAACTCGACACTCTCACGGTCTTGTCGCAGGAGCGCTTCATTGAGCTTCTCAGCCGCGTCAAGCGCCTCGAAACCATCATGGTCGGCAGCGCTGGCACTACGATTGTCCTGCTGATCGGCGTCCTTCTGACAGAGTGATCCACGCCTTTTTGCTGTTTGTGTTTTTGGACGGCAAGATAGTTTCAAACGATCTCTATTTCCGAAATCTCAACGATTGTCTTTGGTACGCCCAACGCATCGCGCGTCAGGGTCCGAAGATAACGAGCTATTGCCTACCAAAATTTATCGATGATGAAAAAGTGAGAGTGTATTGATGGACCCGATATCCGCAATGGCTGCCGCTACTGCTGCATTTAACGCAGTGAAAAAGGGCATAAGCATAGGGGCTTGTCCCCCTCTAGCTTAGTGCCGGAGGGGGACAAGCCCAACAGGACGCGATATCGAAAGCATGGCATCTGATCTGGGGCGCTGGATGGGCGCGCTCAGCGATTTGGATATGCTGGAAAAGGAAGCGAAGAACCCTCCGATATTTAAGAAATTGTTCTCTGGCCAGTCTGTTGAGCAGGAAGCAATGACTGCCTTTGCTAATAAGCAGAAGGCGCAGCAGATGCGATACGATCTCCAACAGTACATCAGTTTAAGCATGGGCAAGTCAAAATGGGACGAGCTTGTCCGCATGGAAGGGCAGATCAGAAAGCGCCGCAAGGAAACGCTGTATCGTCAAAGAGAGCGCCGCCGCAAATTCGTAGAGATTGTGGCGTGGGTCATTGTTGCTGGTGCCGGCCTCGCCGTCCTGATTGCGTTTGTGCTGCTACTCAAAGCACACACGGCGCAAGCACAAGCCGCCAATGACCTGACCGTTTGCCGGCTGGTGAAGTGCATGAAGGTTGACGAGGATGGCAACAAAGCTTGCGTCTTTAGAGGTGCCCACAACACCCAAGAAATACTCGTGTTTGGGCCGCGTGAATTTTTGCCGAGGGAATATCTATGCCAGTGGGAAATCGATCAGCCGCCACCACCAAATATCTATGAGGCGCTTGAGGCGATAAAGGACAGCCGCAATTGAGCCAGAAAAAACTAGAGAGGTCGAGCGAGTTTGCCCGTTATGACCTAGACAATGATGGGGTTGTGTCTGACGCAGAGATAGAGCGCGCTCGTGAGATACGCGAAACCGAAGACAAAAGCCGCAAACACTTGGCGCAGCTCCGGCTTGCTAGGTTCGCTTTAATCGGCATGGGCGTCTACACCATCCTGCTGTTCATGCCGTTCATACCAGATAGTCGAATAGCCCTGCTCAAAGAAATCAGCCCGTTGCTTTACCTGTCCCTTTCTGGGGTGGTCGGAGCCTATATGGGCTTCAGTCAAATGGGCAACAAAATGGGAGATAAGAAATAATGCTCGGAGTTCTCGCATCAATTCTTGGCAATGGCGATGTCATCAAAAAAGGGATGGACCTTATAGATGATGTCCACAGCAGCGACGAAGAAATGGAGCGCGTAAAAGCGCAAGCCAAGATCGATACAATGAAGGCGTTCGCACCTTTCAAAGTTGCCCAGCGCTACCTCGCGCTAATGTTCACGGCAACCTTCCTAGCCTCATTTGGCCTAGTGCTGGTGATGACGCTGATGGGCAAGGCCAACATCCCACAGATCAAACAAGTCATAGATGACTTTTATCTTGGCGAAGCCATGCTGACGATCCTCGCATTTTATTTTGGCGGCGGGATGCTAGAAGGCGTGGTCGGCAAAGTGAAGGAAAAGAAATGAACAAGGATAAGCTGCGTGAAGAGCTGGCAGAGGATGAGGGCTGCAAGTTTGAAATCTACCTAGATCACCTCGGCTTACCTACATACGGGATTGGCCACCTTGTGGTAGAGGGCGACCCAGAACATGGTCAGCCTGTCGGCACCCCTGTCGATGAAGAACGGGTGCGTCAGGTCTTTAGCCTCGACATCGCTTCGACGCTGGACGAATGCCAAGTTCTGTACCCGGACTTTGATGAGCTGCCAGAAGAGGCGCAACTAATCATTGCCAACATGATGTTCAACATGGGGCGGCCGCGCCTGTCAAAATTTGTCGGCATGAAACGCGAGGTTGATGCCCGGCGGTTCGACGCAGCGGCCGAGGAAATGGTCGATTCCAGATGGCACGATCAAGTGCCAAATCGGGCTAAGCGGCTCGTCAAAAGAATGAGAGCGTTGGCGCGTGGCTAGCCCAGCTTGGCAGCGCAAAGAAGGCCAGTCAGAATCTGGTGGTCTGAACGCACGGGGCCGGGCGTCGGCAAACGCGGCGGGTGCAAACCTCAAGCCGCCAGTCTCCAGCAAGATGGCAAAGAAGAGCAAGAAGGCTGCCGGCCGGCGCAGTAGTTTCTGCGCCCGAATGAAGGGCATGAAGAAGAAACTGACCAGCAAAAAAACTGCAAACGATCCGAACAGCCGGATCAACAAATCACTCCGCAAATGGGACTGTTAGAAAGGAACCCGATATGAGCCTCTATGCAAACATGAACAAAAGAAAGAAAGCTGGCACAAGCCGGTCCAAGAAAAACAGCACGGTTGACCCGAAGACATACAGCAAGATGTCTCGCAAAGTGGGTGGCTTTAAGGAAAAGAAAAAGACCGCCTGATTGGCAACAGTTTGGCAACACTTTGGCAACGGTTTAGGGCGGATTGCAGCGGTTTAGAGCGGCTGTAACCCGCAGAAAACCTACCCCAACACCCCTAAAATCCGCCCTTTCACGGCGGCAACACGAGTTCGAATCTCGTACGGGATGCCAACCATTTAAGATATAAAAAACAATTGTTTATTAGCCCTCGGCCTTCACTGGCCGGGGGCTTTTTTTTGCGTTTGGCAACACTTTTGGCAACACTTTTCTTGTAATTAATGACATGAGATGTCATATTAGATTCGTAAGGTATTGTTATTGCCAACACAGGGAGCCTGATCATGTCTAAAAAAATAGAGAGCTGCAAAGTATTTGAGCGCCACAACCGCCCCGGTGTGTGGACATTTGATGGGCGCAAAATCGGCAAGAGTGTCACGGCCGGATCATACGCCAGCAAAGACGACGCCATCACGGCAATGACTGAAGCAGTCAATGCTTTCAACAATGGCCTTATCGTCACGACAGCCAAAGTGACCAGCGGCGCAGAAGCTGCTGCCAAGTTTATCGATCAGCAAACGGGGCGCGAAGAGGACGGCAAGATCAGCGCCAGCCATTTGGCAGAAGTCAAAAGGGCAATAGCGTTTGGCCTCAAGATTAAGATCGATGGCCGCCCCCTTGCCAAGCATGACATCGCGCCAGTGATGAACCAGTACAACCGCGATGAGGTTGGCCGGGCTTTGATGAAAGGCATTGAAGGCGAAGGCAAGTCGAAGGCGACGGCTGAGAAGCGCCTCAAGTTTATCAAAATGTTTCTTAACTACGCAGTCACAAAAGGTTGGGGCAGCGTCAACCCGCTCGACAAGCTTTCGCTTGGGCTGTCGTCAGAGATCAGTGACCGGGCGCCGCGCATCCAGCCAGAGAATGTCCAGAAGATTATCAAAGATGGTCTAGAGGGTGAGAACTTGCTGAACCGCGCCATGGTTATCACAGCTTTAGCAACAGGCATGCGGCAGGGTGAGCTGCGCGCATTGCCGTGGGGCAATGTCGATTTCGAAGATGGTTGCATCCGGGTTTCACAAGCTGTCAAACATGGCAACACTGCAAAGGTTGCAGACCCAAAAACCAAGCGCGGCTTCCGCACTATCCCAGTGCCGGCAGAGGTGACCGCAGTGCTGAAGGAACTGAAGGTTGCATCACAGTGGTCGGACGATGATCACTTTGTGTTCGCAAGCGGCCGGGGCACAGTGCATTTGAAAAGGGTATTCCCGCAGATCATGTCGCGCATTTGTGAGAGAGCTGGTGTGCCTTTGATGAAGTGGGGCGATTTCCGGCACTACTTCGCCAGCATGATGATTAGTGGCCTTGGCGAAGACTGGGCAGAGATTGCGGGTTTGATGGGCCACAGCACCCCAGCGTTTACATACCGTCAATACGCGCATTATGTGAAAAGCGAAGCGAAGCAGGACGCCACACGGGCCATAGTTGCATCAGCAATGTTTGGATAAAAACAAGGGCCAGTGTTTGCAGCTAACGCCGCTCGACACTGGCCCCCTAAACTGTGCTTTCACCATATCCCTACGGCGCATACTCACACAGCTATTCTGATTTCATCATTTCATCGGCAGACAGATTCCGCAGCCTGTCAATCTCGCTGGCCGGTATCCACCATTTGCGACCATCACGCACAGAGGCGATCTGTTTGTTCTTCGCCATGCGGTACACAGCATCCCGTGTGCCGTTGGTGTACCGCCCGAAAAGTGCCGTCGCCATGTCGCGGACACTGATCAGCGCTGGCCCCGGCCTGTTCATGCCGAAATCCCCAACAGATTTTTGACCATGCCTTTTAAACGCGCATACAAGCTCACTGGCTGGCTGGGCGTGGGTTTGCTCACAATGATACTGGGCGCCTTGACAGGTGGCGCTCTGTGAGCTTCTGAGCGCTTCTTTTTTTCCCAATGTGCTTTCATCGCCCGGCTTTGACGGGCCTTCTGCTCAGCGGTCCAGTGTCTAGCCATTGTTGAACCCCCCACCGCTGCCGAAGCCGCCCGGAGCTGGTTGCGCTGGCGCCGCAGCCGGAGCTGGTGCCGCAGCCGGCTGCTGATTGCCGGGATATTCTGTGTTGGCAAAAAGATTGAACGCGCCGACCTGTGGCCAGTTGTTGTAATCGTCGCCTTGCCGGTGATCGAACACCACCCGGAAGCTGAGATCATTGTCTATGACAAGCTGGCGAATCTGATCGCATGCCGCGTTTTTTGCGGCGTCGTAGCGATCATCTTTTTTGGGATTGACCCAGCAACTTGCTTTCAATTCCATCACTTGGCCGTCCGCACCGCGCGCAAACTCCAATGTGAATTTATTGTTCTTGAATGTTGGCTTGCCCGACATTGGTAAAGCTCTCCTGTTTTTTAACGAATGCTGCGCCGACAGTATTGTAAACATCAGGCCGGGCGCTTTCAGCGCTGATGATTGTTTGCGAATGTTGCTTGTCCCATGCGTCCAAGCCGTCGATGCTATCGATGGCTGCAATGCTGATCAGGGCATCGTCTTTCCACTGTTCGAAATCGATATCCTTTGGCGGCGCTTTTAGGTTGCCATTGATGGCGCCGTCATCATCTTCATCGAAGTCAGTTTCTTGAATGCCGGATGCCAGCCCAAGGATCGACTGCAACAGGTAGCGCCTACCATAGCTGACGGCGCTGCCGATCTTTTGCTGGTTTGTCATGTCGTCAACAATCAACGGCCAGCCGAAGTCTGGCGGCTGCCAGCTCTCACCGCTTTTGTGAATGATTGCCGGGCGCAAGTGCCAGCCCCGGCCTTCTTCCCAGCAGACAGGCATGCTGATGCCTAGCCCGTGATCTGTCGCTGCCTTTTTGACGAGTGTCATCATGGCGCCAACGCTGGAATATTCTGAACGCTGGCCCTGCTTGTCCTTCACCAGATCGGTCAGGCTGGCTTGAAATGCCACAAGCGCTTTGGCTATCTCTGCCGGCATCATCGGCTGCATTCCATTTTGCCAAGCATGGTCAGCATGTAGATAGCCGC